TAGCCGGAGCCGTCGCCGTAGCCGGAGCCGTAGCCGGAGTCGGAGCCGTAGCCGTAGCCGTCGCCGGAGCCGTCGCCGGAGCCGTAGCCGGAGCCGTAGCCGTCGCCGTCGCCGTAGCCGTCGCCGTCGCCGGAGCCGGAGCCGGAGCCGTAGTCGGAGCCGGAGCCGTAGTCGGAGCCGTCGCCGTAGCCGGAGCCGTCGCCGTAGCCGGAGCCGTAGCCTGAGCGTGCGGCCAGAAACTCTTTGATTTTTATCGTTTCCATACTCTTACTCCATTGATGCTCCGCACCGCCTCGTCGGTGCAAGGTATGATCTCAATAATCCCGAGTACCGTCATTGCCGGTATCGTTACCGTAAACTTACAGTTTTCCGGTGCTTTCACCCCCTCCGTTGCGAGCTGGGACAAACTCGCCGCTCCATCCCAATACCACAGCCTTCGGCAATCAACCAGATCTGCCTCGGCACCTCTGCGCTCCGCGATCTTTGCGAAGAATACGCCCGCCCGATCGCACCGAATGATGTAATACTGCTCGCTTTTGTTTTCCATTATTGTTTCCTCCTTAAATTTCGTTTTCCGGCAGCTTCGCTCGAAGCTCCTTGTTTTCTTCCGCCAACTGCTCGATTTCGTGCGCTGCCAGAAGAGTAATCATTTTCAAACATTCTAAATTTTTCCGAAACTTGCACTTGATACAGTCATTTTCCGCGCAGCGCCTCAACATCTCCACGATCTCACAGCTCATACAGCGCACTCCCCAATGCAGCGCTGATCGCCGCCGCTCCGCCGAAGGCCAGCGCCGCACCGGCCAGCTCCAAGGCCAGCAGCACCAGCGCCATGCCGGACAAAAACGCCCCTGCCAGCCAGCAGACAGAGAGTGCCGTCCGGCGTACCCGTTCTCTCTTTTCCCGCAGGCCGTCTCTCTCGGCTCTGCGTGCTTCCCATTCGCGCTCCCGCGCTCTCTGGTGATTGGTTTCCGTGATAAACTCCACATCGCTCATGTGCTTTCCTCCCTCAGTATGGATAACAGATCGTCTCCCGCACCCTTTCAATCGGCACGGACAGCTTCCGCATCAGCGGCAGCACCTTGTCAAAGTACGCGGTCGGCTGCTCGAAAACGCGGTAGAGCGTCTTTTCGCTGCATCCTGCGTACCGGCTTGCTACCTCGATGGTGACGCCCTGCGCTGCCATTTCCCCCCGGATCATCGCCCGCAGGCGGTAATCCGTCGTCCGCTCGACTCGCATCTTCGGCATATTCTCACGCCTCCCTTAAAACTTCCTCTTCTCGAACGCGCGGTTTTTCAGGATATCAAGGATTTCCGACTGTGCATCCTCTCCCGCCGCGTGAAAGCTCTTCACCACGAAGGCGTCCACGCTGTTCATGCCCCACGCGACCACGCTGTTCTCCGGCGGCTCCGCATGCTCTGGCATCCCGATTTCATGCAAAATCTTGATGCAGAGTTCCGCATTGCCGCGCGCCTCTGCGTACTGCTGCGCGTCCTGCGCTCCGTCGTAGCCGGATAAAAGCACCCCAATCTCTTCCAGCAGCGCACGAAGCACCGCCCGTTTCAGTTCTTCCATGTCCTCACGCCTCCTTCCGTTCCGCCTGCATCAACTTTGCCGCCGTTGCCATACCCTGCATATATGTGATCATGACCTCGATCTGCTGCGGGTTCATGTGCTTCATCTCGTGCAGCACGCCGTCGATCTTCTTCTTCTGTTCCTCGGACATCTCTTCACCTTCTTCCAATCGACATTTCTTTTCTCGGTTACGTCCTATGTAACTTGGTTTCATGCTACCACATCTCAGATTCGTTGTCAAGCACTTTTGTGAATCCCAGTTTCATTATTTTCTTGACAATGCATTTTTTCTGTGGTAACTTAGTTTCAGAAAGGAGGTCGCACATGAATAGCATCAACCAGCGGATCGATTTTCTGATAAAGGAACTAGGTATTACAAAAACAAAATTTTCCGAAGCAATCCATGTTTCTTCTCAATTCGTCTCCGCTATTTGTTCTGGCTCAAAGGTGCCGAGCGACCGCACGATTGCAGACATCTGCCGCGAGTTCAACGTATCTCTTGCATGGCTGGAGACCGGAGAAGGGGAGATGTATGTCCAGCGCAGTGAGAACGAGCGCATGGCCCTGATGTTTGCCGACGTTCTGGCCGAGGCCGACGAATCCACCCGCAAGCGCTGCATCGCTGCGGCAATGGAAATGCCCCCTGAGTTCTGGGACAACATCTACGAGTACGCGAAAAAAATCACCGGAAGCGAATGACCGCTTCCGGTGATTTCTTATTGAAGGATCTTTTCTGCCAGCCGCAGCAGCAGCCAGACCTGCTCATCAGTCGCCCGCTCAAGGATGTTTTTCAGTCTTTCTCTTGCCTTTTCCATCATTTCCTCCCTTTCTCAACAAAAACGCCGTTCATTTTTCGTTCATATTTCCGGCTTGCACCATCCCTAAAATATGTCTATACTGTAAATATAAGCTTTCTTTGGAGTGATACCAATGCGATTTTGGGATTATCTCACAATACTTGGGGCGTGTTTTCTATTCTGGCTCTCGGCAATACTCATGCATAAGCTATATGTTTGGATCTCGCACAAGCAAGGCTTTCTTCATCTCCTGATGTGGCCCGTTGTCGTTGTCATGCTTTTACTTTTTGCCGCTGGGCTTCCTGTCACTGCGGTTATGGAGCTTTTCAGGTATACGGCATTCCAGAAAAATTCCAAAATTGTGGCAAGAGCCTGTACTATTGGCAGAGAGTATGAGGCATACCAACGGTTTGCTGAGGCAAATGATCTTAAATACAGTGATTTTTACTGTGAGGTTCAAAGCAAATACGATGCATTTCGATATCACTATTGTCTCGGCAATGATGGTGACGGTAAATATCGAAACGATTTCAAGAGCTATTCTGATTACAGAGGCCGTTCATGGGTAGAAATCGATATTATGCGTTCTCTCAACTTCGCGCTTGAGGAGTTTGAAAAAAACAAACCTGAATAATTTGCGTTCGCCTGTCGCCTCCGCCCCGTGACAGCGTGCCGTCGCTGCCTCGGGGCTTCGGTCTGCAAGCGATTGGGAGCCGCCTGTAGCTCAACCATACGCTTTCACCAATGGTTATGTCCAGCCCTTTCCATGGTTTTTCCCGCCCCAATCATGGTTTTTTGGAGTGATTTTCTTGGAAAAAATGTTGTGGCAGCTCTGCCGCGAAGCAAAGGAGGCTTCGCATCTCACAAACCAGGCCATTGCCGACCGCGCCGGTCTCGCCCTGAATACGGTTTCTCAGTACCTGCGCGGCGAGTCGAAAAGCGCCTCTGTCTATACCGTCGGCCCGATCTGCTATGCCCTCGGCATCGACATGAATGCGTACTTCGGCATCTCGCCGCCCGCTCCGGAATCCGTCTCCGAGCTGCTTCGCCTGGAAAACAAAAGCCTCCGCATCCAGCGCGATCAGCTTCGAAAATCCCTGAAAATGCACCGCATCACCACCCTTTTCCTGCTCAGCATCGTCGCGCTTTGCGCTTTTGCTCTGGTGGTGGATATCCTAAGCCCTACCCTCGGTTGGTTCCGTGCATAAAAAATAGCCGCCCCGGCGCACTGCCGGAGCGGTATTCTGTATCCCTTGGAGGTGTCCCCATGAAAGTCCCCGAGCCTCGCAAACTGAAATCCGGCACATGGTTTATCCAGCTCCGCCTTGGCGGCGAGAGCATCCCCGTCTCCGCTCTCACCCGCTCCGACTGCATCAAGCAGGCGCAGCTCATCAAGGCCCAGCACCGCGCCGACGCCCGCGAAGTCAAATATAAGACGGACAAGACCGTCCGCGACATTATACAGGATTATATTGACGCACTGCCCGCCGGTACGTCTCCATCGACAGTGCGAGGCTACTTAAGCGTTGCTTCGACGCGATTCGCATCGGTCATGGATAAGGCCCCGTCGAGCGTGCGCGACTGGCAGGCCGTGATCGATGCCGAAGCAAAGTCTGTCTCTCCGAAAACCGTAAAAAATGCGTGGGGCCTGCTTTCGTCTGCCCTGCGCAGCGCAGAGATCCCCGTCCCACGCATCCGCCTGCCGCAGCCTCACAAGGCGGAGAAGCTTTGGCTTGAGCCGGAGCAGCTTCCGGAATTCGTCCGTCTCATTCACGGCGACCGTTTTGAAATTCCTATGCTTTTGGCTCTGCACGGCCTCCGGCGCTCCGAGATCCTCGCCATGACCTACGACAAGATCGACCTTAAACGCGGCACCATCACCGTCCACGGTGCCGCAGTCCTCGACCGTGACGGCGCAATGGTGCAAAAGGCCGAAAATAAGAATGCCAGCTCCCGCCGCGTTATCCCGATCATGATTCCAGCCCTTGCGGCAGCCATCGAAGCCGTGCCTCCTGAACGGCGCACCGGCTTGATCTACGACGCAAATCCAACAACGTTGTATTGGCGCATCAATACCATCTGCAAAAACAACGGTCTCCCGGCGGTCGGCGTCCACGGCCTGCGCCACAGCTTCGCGTCGCTGGCATATCATCTTGGCTTGTCTGCGCAGGAAACAATGGAGCTTGGCGGCTGGGCCGACAGCGATACCATGCTCAAGATTTATACGCACCTCGCGCAGGCCGACCGACTCAAGAGTCAGAATAAAATCGCCGCCTTTTTCGCAGAAAATGCTAACCAAAATGCTTAATTTTCAAAAAGTAATTGTACCCCAACGCTTTTTTGCTTCATTTCTTGGGTTCGATTCCCGTACGGGTCACCAAAAAGAGAAATCCCGCAATCCATTGAGATTGCGGGTTTTTCTTTACATACCAACGCTTTCCGGGTTTTTGCGCGTTGTAATATCTGACGCATTCTCGCATTTTCTGACGCATTCAGGGTGCAATTTTCAACACAAAATGCTAATGAAAAATGCTAACGGTTTTGTTTCACAATGCACCTGTAATACGCGCAAAGCTTTTCCTTCGGACCGGGGCCGTCCTTATCTATCAAGAACGCCCGCGCCAGCTCCGCGTAGAACTCCGGCACGTTGACTCCGAACTTCCGCGCCACATCGTAGTAGTCCGAGTACATCATGTTCATGGTCACACCCCACGCCCAGCGGGGGATGTCGTGCGGGATGCCGCTCGCATCCGCGACGGCGGAAGTCTGATCCATCGTCCAGTGCGGCCCGACCGTGCCGTCGGCATTCTGCATGCGCTCGGCCCACTGCATGGCCGTCTCTCGGTCAAACTCTGCCGCTTCCGGCTGGTCTTCGCGGCAGTCCAGCTTTTCCAGCCTGCGGATCGTCTTTGCGTACAGGCCGACTTCCTCCGCGCTGCCCAGCGTCACAGGTTTCTCCATGGCCTCGTGCAGCTTTGTGTAAAGCTTTTCGATATATTCTTTCATCTCGTCACGCCTCCTGCATGTATCGGTAGAGTTTGTCCACGTCGTTCTGATCGAAGCGCAGATCGCCCAGCAGCGGCACCGATACGGTCAGCTTGTTTTCAAATCTCGGACGCGCCGCGTTGTAGAGCTTGTCGAGGTCGATGTTTCCGGCGCCGTCGAAGATCTGCATCATCTTTACCGCCGGATTCTCGCGCAGCGCAAGGATCTTCTCGCGGCTGCCCTCCATGATGAGTGCCAGCATGATCCCGGCCCCGATGCCCTTGCCGCCCGGCAGGTGTGGCATGACCTCATTGTCTGCGTAGCGCATCGCGCCGCGCATGGCCTGATCTATCGTCACCATAAAGTTTTACCTCCTTTAAGGATGGGGCGGCTATTGCCGCCCCTTTGGTTTACTTGTTGCAGCAGCGCTGGATCGGGTTATAGAGCGTCTGCGCCGTAGTCGCGGTGCCCGTGGTGACGTCGGCGACCTGCTTGGGATAAAAGGTCGCGTTGACGTAGGTGACGATGGAGTTGTCACCGCAGCAGCGGCGCTCGGCCTCCATCTTGATCGCATCAAGCGCTTCCTTGCGGACGGACTCGACGTCCTGCTTTACCAGCGTGAAACTGTCCTCGGTGCGCTGGTTGTGGACGGCCTGCTTGCACAGCGCCTCACGGACGTCCTTGAGCTGCCTATCGATATAACCGTACACCTCCAGCATCTTGCCGTCGTTGTACGTGTTGGCCTTGAGCAGCGCGATCTCGCTGTCCTTCGCGGCCAGCTTCTGCTCCCGGTCGAGATCGTAGCGCGTGACCGGCATGTTCTCGCTGCACGTCGGCTCCTGCTGGCGCGAAGCCAGCGCAGCGGCCAGCGCTGCCATGGCGGGCGTTGCCGCAGCCGCCGTCACTTCTGCGGCAGCCGCCCGGTTGTTCTGTCCGAGGCCGCCCAGCAGATTGCCGAGCCCGCCGTTTGCCAGACTCATCGCGGCGCCGCCGATGCCAAAGCCCAGCGCAGTCCCCGCGAGTCCCTTGCTTGCGTATTCCATAGTAGTACCTCCGATAAAATAGTAAGCTGGCCAGCTCCTATGCTCATTATGAGGCATCCACGAAGAACAAAAAACCAACTCTTCGGCCACTTTTCGGGCACAAAATGTATAAAAAAACAGCCACTCCATACGGAGTGGCTGCCTTGTATATAGAAAAACGGGGCCGGTGCAGGCACCAGCCCTTGGAAAGAATACCGAATATCCTTTTGTGCTACACACATATTATATACGCTCAGTAGTCAACTGTCAATTACTGCATAACTACCTTCTCAGCTTCACTCAGCACCTTTCGGATGCTCTTTGAGAATACAGGGAGCCTGTTTTCGATATACTTTTTCTTGAAATTCATGATCGTTATTCCGGTCAATTCATCTGTGTCAATGTCTTTCAGATAGATTACATTCCCGTCAGAATCATCACCGTAAGAATTACTGCGGTCACCGAGTGCAATGTACAGGACGTCGAATTTCTTGTCGTAGTCGAATCCGATGTTATTCTTCTGCAACATATATCGCCTCACCTTCTCCGCAGCCGCTTTTCTTGTTGTTATTAGGATATGCGGTTACGACCTCGCCCGATCCGCCGCAGACAGACACAACGACGTGCGTATATTTGAGCTTCGGGTAGTATGTAGCACTTTTTGATTCTTTTGTGTATATCCTTCGTTCATCCAGTGGCGGGTTCGTGTCGTGACTCGGTAAAACCAGTTCCGGTTCCCTGATTGTCTCCACAATCGCGTCGACGTTTGAAACCATAATGCTGTGGTTAAGAGCTACATGAGAATCCCACTGCTCTTTTGTACAGTAAACTTTTATTCCGTTTCTATCTACAACTTCGAAAAAGTTAGGCATCAATCCACCTGCTCACTCAGGATTTTAGACATCATCTCCGGAAGAGCCTCAGCCAACTGCTCGTTTACAATTACTGCGGCAACCGTTTCTTCCTGATCGCTGTCTACAACACCATTTGCTCCAACTACCGGATATTTATGCTTAAAGGTAAAAACAAATTCGTTCTTCGCCTCGTTCGCAGTAACAGTCAGCGAATTTGCGTAAATAGGCTTGCACATTGTAGTATAATCTCCTTCTCTGTTTTTTATTTGATTATAGAACAAATTAAGCTCATTGTAAATGCAACAGAATATTAAATTTACAATTTTGCCACAAGAGCCGCCCTATCCGGGCGGCTCTGTTGCATGTTCCCGCAGTACATTCACGCACCGCGCTATGATCTTCTTGACGCCGTTTACGCTCAGGCCCTCGCGCTCGGCAATGCGCTCATGGCTCCAATCGTCAAGAATCTTCCGTTTCAGGATTCCCCGGTATCGCTCCGAAAGAATCCATTCGTCGATCAAATGCTCCCAATCGCTGCGGCTCAGACTCGGCAGCCCCCGCAGCATATGCCCTCCTTACTTCGTGTCCAGCACGGCGATATTGCCCTTATTGGATACCCTCAGACCCAGCGCGGCGGCGATATCGCGCACCTTGACATAGTTCGTGCCGTTTTTCAGGATGCGTTCGACGGCGATCTCCTTGCCGTCCACGATCATTTTGCTTTTCTCTACCACTTCGTCCTCAAACCTTTCCAAGAATTTTTTCCACTGCTCGTTGCCAGTGGTGTGATAGTAGGTGTTCATGTCCGTGCCGACGAACGGGCGCGGGCAGTACTTCCCGGACACATCGTAGTGCCGGATGATGTGATCCGCCGGAATGTTGTGCTCCTCCATGAGCTTGCGGATGAGCCACTCGGCATTGTCCAGCACCCTTTTCTCGAAGAACCAGTCCGTATCATACGCCCCGACGCGCTTCCGGTTGACCTTCTTCGGTCTCAGCTCCACGCCGATAGAGTTCCAGTTCCGGCACTCCGGATGCAGCGTACCGTCTCCGCAGTGCCACGCAACATCAGATTCCCGCACGCACCGGTAAATGATATCGCCCTCGTCCACGGCGTAGTGTGCGCTGGCTCTGGCCTGCGGATTTTTGAACCACTCGGCCACGCTGGCCGCAGAGCCGAGCGCACCGAAGTAGTGGACGACGATCCATTTCGGCGTGCAGCCGCCCGCTCGATGGTTGATCGGCGTGAGCGCGTCCTTAATTACCGGCATTGTTTGCGCCTCCATCCACTGCGTCCTGCACCTTCTGGCTCTGCGTTCCGAAGTAGAATGCGATCACGACGGCATACACCGTCATAAAGTCCTGGCTGATCTTGCCCACCACGGCCATGTACGCAAATACCGCCGTCAGCGTCAGCGTCACAAGGCTCTTCACGCTCAGGAGATTCCCGAGACGCTTGATGATCTTATCCATCGTATGTACCTCCATCGTCTTTATCATTTGGTTTTGCAAATACTCTCTTGAGCAGGAGCAAAAGCAGCTCCCCGCCGAAGGCCGCGCCCGCGAACACCAGCACATCCGAAAGGTCGCACGTCCTATCCAGCAGGACGGCGGCGGTTTTCAGGATCATTGCCCATGTGGCCACTGCCGTGAGCATCCACAGACAGTAGTACACAAGCTCGCGGGCCATACGGCCCTTTGTCCACCGTTTCTTGTCTCTGCGCATCAGCCCAGCCCCAGCTTCGCCAGCGCAAATCCGATCAGTCCTGCAAGAATTGCCGTGATAACTCCCTTCACGGCCGCCTCCCAGCGGCTTCCCGGCAGCGCCTTGATGCTTTTCACATCGGCCTTGATCTCATTCACGTTTTCCTCGATCGCCTCCTGCTTGGTCGCCAGCACCTCCACCGAGGTCGCCAGCTGATGCAACGCCCTGTTGTCTGCCTCCAGCTCGTCGATCCTGTGCGAGTTGCTCTTGCATCGCGCCTCCACGGAGGCGATCTGCGCCTGAATTCCATCATCCATCTTGATACTCCTTTCAAAGCTTTCTATTTCGCACTCCGGGCAAACCATCCGTCCCTCCGGCACGGCCCGTCCGCAGCATACGCATGTATCCATCAGTTGATCTCCTGATCCAGCGTGATAATGAGATTCGCGCCGGAACCCTTTGCGCTCACGCGGAAGAACGCTGCTCCATTTGGCGGAGCCACATTTTTGTCCGTGCTGAATGCCGCAGCCGCATTTGCATCCTCCACTTTTGAGGGATAATAGATGCTACTGTCGATCTTTTCGTAGCTGACCGGCGATCCTTTGAGCGAATAATTAGCCTGATACCACGCGATGCGGCATCCGTAGGTATTCCACGCGATTCCGTCTCCGCCGATGCGGTAGACGTGTTCGGCGCCACCATCGAACGGGATAAATCCCGTTGTCACAAAGCCGCTCATATCGCTGGGAGCACCGTTGGAGCCTAGATATTTGCCATCCGTGTACGGAGCCGATGCACCGGAGCTATCCACCGCTGTCGGCACCAGATTTGTGTACGTTACGATCTTCGTAGCCACCGCCGTGATCGTCACATCGCCCGTGACGCTGGCAATACTGATCGCTCCGGTGCTGGCCGTGTAGGCCGTGGATGTGATATCCGTTCCGCCCATATGGATCGCAACGTTGCCCATCGTGTAGCCACTGTCCGCCGTCAGCGTTGCGGTATAAGCCGCGCCATCTTCAACGGATACCGCCGCATTGCTATTCGAAACATGCGAAAGTGAATTCGTGATATTTCGATACACCATTGCTGCATAACCGATGGTCCGGTCGCGCCCGGCACCATAACAGAAAGAATGAATCACTTGCTCCGAAGGAGTCAGCACATTGACCGTGAAGGCCGTGTCCTTTGCTGTTCCAGCTGTCTTGTCGTAGGCCGTCGGATCGCCGAACGAAATCCCGTATATAGTGGTGACGCCAGAATTATTGCGGTAAAAGCAGGCATTCGGCGTGCACATCCGCCATGCATCAAACTGTGTGCCTTTTCCGTTTGCCACACTGTGGAGCTTGCCAAACTGGAAGCAGTGATTGTGTCCGTGGACATTCGCCACAAATTTCGCGGCATTGTGGCCGTTGAAATTTACCACCGTTCCGTTTTCTGTCGTACTCCCGCCCTCAACATAGGCTTTCACGATGTTGCTCATTGGATATGTGCCGCCATAATCCAGCGGATAGTGTGCCAGCACCAGTACACTCCAGCTTGCCGCATCGGATTTGCTGCCAACGTCATGGAGCGTCTGCGCAAACCATAGCCTTTGTGCGGGTGAGCAGACGTAGCTTGCCGATTCGCCGCCGGTCGTCTCGCCCTCGCCGGTATTGAGGCAGATCACACGGAGCTTCTTATCGGCAAAATCCCGGTAGCAGTAGCCGTATTCTGTGCTGCCATAAGTTGCACCCTCACAGTATTTACCGATGGCCGAGAAGAGATATTCTGCGCCGACCAGCGTACTGTATTCTCCGGTGTCATGATTTCCTACCGTGCGGAACTGCGGAATGCCCTTGTACGCCTCATCGAGCCAGCTGTTGATCTCTGCGATCTGAGATTTCAAGAGCGCTTCCGTTGTATTTTTGCTGCCAAAAGTGATATCGCCCAGCATACAGGCAAAATCAATCTCAGGCAGTACATATGCCAGTGCCTTGAGTGCCATGCAGGCGTGCAGATTTCCGGCATTGATGTTCGTCTGCCAGTTGTCGGTCTGCTCACCGGCGTGGTGGAAGTCCGATACCGCCAGAAAAACAATGCTGTCCGACTTTAACACAGCCTTGACTTTCTCCGCCACGGCCAATGCCTCGGCCTTGACGTAATCCGGAATATCTGCGTGCTGAATCTTTTCGCTTCCGGATATCGCATCCACTGCGTCTCCGAAGCCCTTTGCATCGTCCCAAGTGAGCTTTGCCGCCGAGCCAGTTTTTGCGCGAATCCGGTCTGCCGTGTGGGTCAGCGCCGCACCGTTTGTCAAATATTCACTCAAAACGACGCACCTCCCGCGCTGAGAAGTTCTGCAGCCGCCCATGCCCCATTTACGACGCGAAGTATTTTCCCGTTATCATCGTCTGTAACAGCCGGAATCGTGGGGATATCATCCTTGGATGCAACTTTGTCCGTTGTCACCTCCAGAGTTCCAGCGGCGTTGATCATAACAGAGATGTAAGAAGGAATGCCGTTAATTGCCCCGATCCCGCCGAACACACACATCATGCTAGAAACCAGGAGTGCCGGAAGCGTCGCCGGAAGTTCGTTAAACTCCGAGAGTACCGCCTTGCAGATAGGCGCAAATCCCGCCGCCTGCGCAGCCACGATCTGTGCGACCGTCTGCGTCGTCGTCGGACTTAGCACACTTCCCGTTACGTTAAAATACCAGCTTGTTTTCGCTTCGCCCGTCTGCCCATTCACGCTTTTGACGGGCACATCATTCGCGCTGATGGGCGCAAACCCGAGCGCGGCGACAACCGCATCCTTCGTGACATTCGCATTGGCCCCGTCTGCGCCCTTCGGAATTCCAAGGTTGAGCGTTGGATTCGCGGCAGTTCCGCCCATGCTGGCCGTCGCTTCGCTTCCTGCGGGCAGCGTCGTCACCGTCCCGATCTTGATATCCGGCGTCACGCCATCCTTGCCGGGTGCTCCATCCTTGCCGGGAGCGCCATCTGCACCATCCTTGCCCGGAGCACCATCCGTTCCGTTTGTTCCGTCAGCCCCGTCGTTGACCGTAGCGACAGCTTCTCCGTCTACCTTGATCGTTGTAACCTTTCCGGACTTGGACGCCGTGATAACGGGCGTGTGCCCGTCTGTGCCATCTGTACCGTTTGTGCCGTCTTTACCGTCTGCGCCCTGCGGGCCGGTCGCACCCCTCGACGGCTTCCCGGTATCCTCGTCGCCGAGATACCAGTTCCCGTTTGCTCCGATCGTCGGCGTAATGCCATCCTTGCCGTCCTGCCCGGTACCGCCGCCTCCGCCCGCCGGAATCTTGTATACGTCCTCCAGCCCCGGAAATTTGATGCTTCTCAGGTCTTTCACCAACTGCCACCTCCCAAAATCAGAATCTCATACGGCACACTTGCGAACGTCGCTGTGATCGTATTGGGCAGCGCAAACACTGCGCGTCCGCTGCTGTTGTATGCCACACCGCCGTATGCGTACTTCTCCGCCTTTGCGCCGTTCGCTGTCATGGACATATACGCACTGAAATCTTCGCTGCAGAATGAACACACGACATTGTTTCCCGTGATCGTGCTTTTCGTGTAGACCAGTGCAAAGGACGGGGGACTTGCTTGGACCAGCTGCGTCTCCGCCTCGCTCAGCACCAGTGTTTTCTTGTCGCTGGATACCTCTGCCGCCGTCATGGTCCTTTTGACGAGCACTGGGTACTGGACGCCCTTCACAAGCACCGACCCCAGCGCGTCATACGCCGCATCCTTCGTCACGGAGATATCCGAAGCGCCCGGCGTGACCGTCTTGTTCTGCAATTTCATTGCCTGAATGGTCTGTGCGCCCGCGAGATACTTCCCGGCGGGGATGGTCTGCGGCCGTGTGGACGGCGCATAGGCCGTTGCCGCGAGGCTTTCGACCTCACCCGTGACCTTTCCGCCGTTGACATACGCCGTGTACGGTTTGAGGATCTGCGCGGCGGTCGCCGTCGCATCGGAAATGTCCGGCCGCGGATCATAATGCCCGGCCTCCTCGGTCAGCTGCTCGATGGTTTTCTTTCCGGTAAACCCGAAGATCGTCCGCAGCGCCGACGCCAGCGCGTCGAGTTTGCTCTTTGTGACTACTACCTTATCGTTCTCAGCCATATGTCGCCCCGTCTCCGTCCGGCAGCGCGGTCAATACCGCCTGCACAAGCTCCGCCTTGTCGGCGGCCGTGAAATAATCCGTCCCCTTGACGGGCGTCTTGCCGTCCGCACCCTTCGCACCCGGGGCCCCTGTCTCGCCCGTAGCGCCCGCAGGCCCTTTGATGTTGACCGGCGTCGGATTCTCCAAGCCTCCGTCGTTCGTCCAGCTGATAACGCCCTCCGCGCTGACGGACGGCGTGAACGTGTATCCGTTCTGCCCGCTCGTTCCGTCTCCTTCGGTCGTCAGCGCCCGGATGATGATGTTCCCGTTGCCGTCGTCCTCGACCACGGTCTGGAAGCTGTCTCCCTTCGGACCCGGACGGCCCTGCGGGCCGGTCGCGCCGTCCTTGCCGTCTGCGCCTGCGGGGCCTGGCGGCCCCTGCTTGCCCGTTGGGCCTGCCGGTCCCCGGATGTCTCCGAGATCAGCGGTGCTTCCGTCCGTCAGCGTAAAGATCAGATGCCCTTCGTCCGACACCGCCACAGCCTGGATGCCTCTGGAAATGAGGCCGTGGATCGTCACCATCACGCTTTCCGGAATTTCGATTTTCATACCCTCGCCTCCTTATTCCACACGCGCAATGTTCCCGCTCGCAAGCGTGGTACGGTTGCCGTGCGTGTATAAAATGTCGTACCGGTAGATGCCGCGCGGGAACTTGGCCGTCACCTCGTCCGTGAACGCCAGCGTTACCGTGTTTTCGTCCGCTCCGGTGAAGGAGAATTCCTGCACGGCCTTCTTTGTCCAGTCGTAGAACGTTACCTTGATCGTGTCCGTCTGCCCGACGGTCACGTCCGCGCCGTCCTGGTCCTCCAGCTCCAGCCGGAGCCGGAGGGAGAACGTGTCTCCCTCATACCAGCAAATGCACCCGTTCGCAATGCGCGGGCTGACCCGCGCGCCGGGGATCGTGTTTGCCGCGCTCATTTCTGCGCCTCCTCCCATTTCTTGATCTTGTTTTCCGCTTCCTTCTGCGAAAGTCCGCTCACCATGAATGCGTTCCGCAGGTATCCCTTGAGCCTTGCTTTCCCGGCCTTGTCCGCAGCCAGATACTCGTCGCGGAACATGTCCGTGATGGCCGCGCGGATCTCCTTCGGCTCGTATCCGTCCTTTTCAAGACCCTTGAGCGTGCTCCGCAGATCCTTCCCGGTCGATACGGCCTTGTACAGCTTGTCGTGGTTTTCCGTCCAAGGCTCAAAGCCCGTTGGCGTGTAGTCCTCCTTCGCCAGCTCCGTTTTCTGTTCCGGCGTCAGATTGAGCCCATCGATGAGCGCGAAGGTCTCTTCTTTCACGCTTCCTGAAATCGTCTTTCCGTCCGCGTCCTTCTCGCCGGTCACGCCGGACTTTTCTTGCAGATACCGGAGGTATTCTCCCATGTCCGCGCCCTCTTCCAGCAGCTTGTCGATCTGTGCCCGCTCCTTGTCGCTCGCCATCATGTTGTAGTAGTACAGCACCTTCCCGCTGTCCTCAATGTCGAACGCATTGAGGAGCTGCATTTGCAGCTGCTCCTTGGTCTGCGTGTCGGTCTTTTTGACCTTGGACATGGCCTTGATGAGCTCATAGCTGTCTCTCTGGTCAACGCCTCCTGCGCGCATCGCCTCATACGTCTGCGTCGCCTTCTCGCTCAGCGCGCCGAAGCCCGCCTCGACCCACGCCTGCGCCTCCGGCGTCGCGCTCTTGCCGAACAGCAGCGTCCGCCATGCGGCGTTTGCCTTGTCTCCCTTCCGGTCGGTGTAGATCGGATACTGGAGCCGCCCGTCCGCCGTATAGCTGCCCTGCCGCTTCAGAGCGCTGATGCCCTGCCAGACCTTCTTGATCTGCCCGCCGCCGAACGGCAGCAGCCAGTAGGCCGCCGGGTTGACCATTTCCTTCCCGATTTTCGCCAGCTTTTCCTCGTCCGTCGCGGTCTCCGAGTCCAGCGCAGTCAGGATGTTCTTTACATTCGGCATGGAGCTGGAGAAGGGGAGCTTGCCGCCGCCCATCAGGTTCCCGATAAACGGTGCTTCCTGCCCGACGTTCTCCGCCAGATTCCGAATCGTTCCGGCCGCGCTCTCCGGCTCCGACTCCTTGATGAGTCCGCCGCCGGTCGTGGCGTCCACCAGATTATTCAGCTCATACCCCGTCAGATCGCCCACCGTGTCGTTGACGATCCCCAGCGGATCGAGCATCGGGCGTCTTCCAATGAGATATTCATATAGCTCGTTGTAAAGGAATCCGCCGATCAGGAACTTGAACAGCGCCAGTGCCAGATATCGGATGCCCTTCTTCCGCTGCTCGCGCGGGAGATCCTTGAAGAGATACGAATATGTGTTGTTGACCTCCAGCTGAAACTGCGTGAACATTTTCATAAGCGGGTTTCGCGCCTCAAAGATCGTCGGCATCGCGCCCTTCGAGCGGTCTGCCATCACGTTTGCCGCGAAATCGTCCGCCTCGCGCATCGCCGTCTCCTCGCTCATGCCGCGTTCGATGTTCTCCATATACCGTGCCCGGACAATAGTTCCCGCAGAAAACTGGTCGATCCACTCCATCGGTGTAGACAGGAATGCGCTTGCACTCTGCTGCCAGGTGCGGACCAGCGGATCGCTTCCGGCGCGGTTTGTGAGGAAGTCGCTCGCTTCCACAAGTCCGTCGCTCGTCTTGATGTTTGCCAGCGTCTGCCACATCCCCTTGAGCACGGAGATCGTCTTGAGCTGCGCCCCCGCCTGCGTGATAACGCCGAAGTTCGTCAGCCACGACGCCGGGTTTACCGCGACCATGTTCGCCGCCACCCTGTTCTGCCATGCCCTCATGAAATTGTAGAGCTTGCGCCCGCCCAGATGTTCCATGCTTCGGTCATACTTGCTCTTCTTGTTCGCCAGCAGATTTGTGTATTCGTCCAGCTCCACCGCGAAGTTCGAAAGCGAAAACTGCCCCTTGTCCATGATTTCCTTGATCTCAAGCTCCTTCTGGTGCTCGGTCAGATCGTCTCTTGCCCGGATGTCGTCCACCCGCTCCCGCAGTCCCTCGTCCGACGTGCGGTATCGCACCTGCTGTGCAAGCGCCCGCAGCTTCTGGATGGCGTCCGTGTAGCAGATCACGCTGGCCGCGCCCTCCACGTACTTGTCAAAGCCTTCCACCGCGTCATACGCCGTGTCAAAGCCGATGCGCTCCAGCGCATTTCCGAAGTAGGTGATGCCCGGCTTGAAGGTGTGCGTCAGGCCGCTGATGGTCGTCGGCAGCGCCGATACCTCCGCGTCGATGCCGAGCGCCTTTCCCATCAGACCCAGAATGCCGTCCGTCGTCCCCGGCTGAAAGTGGGGGAAATAGCCCTGCCGGTAGTTGATCGGCTCATAGCCGTTGCGGATGCGCACGTCATTCATCTGCTCAAATAGCCCGTCATATATCTTCCGGAACGTCTCCACGGCGTTTTCGATCTTCGCCCTGTCCAGCCCCGGACTCGTGGCCCACAGATCCAGCACGATCTGCCGCCATTCGTTGAGCGTCTTTCCGTCCCGGTCCTGTGCCCTCGGGTGCTGCTCCAGATACCGGATGTTGTCCTGTGCCTCTCCCAGCAGCTGCACCGCATGGGCCTCGCTCACGGCGTCGCCCTTGCGGGCCTTCCGGCTCAGATCCAGCGCCTTGACCTGCTCGCGCAGCTGGTTTTTCAGTTTGTTCGCGTTCGCGCTGGCCGTCCGGACGGGTTCGAAATACGTCTTGTTGATCGCCTCCGCGTCTGCCTCCGGGAAAATATCCCGGACGTTGCGCGTCATCGTCTCCCGGCTGTACTCGATCCCGGCCTTCTTGTCCTTGGCCTTCTCCGCGTTTTTCAGAAGGTTGTCCGCCTGCTCGCGGAGCTTGCCCTTCCGATACCGCCGCCAGTCTGCGATCTTGGCCGCCGCCGCGTCATAGTCTGCCTTGGCCTCGTACATGGCAAGGATGCCCTGCGCATTCTCCATGCCCTGCACGTCCTCCGGCGTGATCTCGCCGCGCAGGAGGCGATTCAGGACGCTGTTGTCCTCCGCCGTCAGCAGGTTCTTTGCCGCCGCCCGCTCATACGTCCGCCGCAGGCCCTTGAGGTCTGCGTACAGGCTCTTGACCTCCTCCATTGTCGTGGGGACGGCCCGCGCCTGCTGCTGCCGCATCCGCGCCTCGGCATACCGCCGTGCCACATTCAGCGCTCCCAGCATGTTCTCCACGCTGGCCTCGTAGTCGTTCTTTGCCCAGCGCTTGAATTCCTCCGCGTCCTCGCCGTGGTATTCGTCCAGCGACATCTGCACCTTCTCGATTCGCTTCGATACCTCGAACATCCGCATGAGCTGATCCGCCGGATGCGTGATGCCCGCCGGGAACAGCTCCGGCGCCATCTGCTGCATTTCCTTGTATGCCACATCGACCGGCAATCCGCCCTCGTTTGCGATGCGCAGCCGCCCGAATGCTGCCCTTCGGAAATCGTCAAAGTCCGCAATGTCCGCCCGGTCTGCCTCCGACAGCGTGACTTTCAGATCGCGCAGCCGCGTTTTTACGTCCTTGTACTGGTCGTAAAACTCCGTGTCCATCTCCACGCCGCGCCTGTAGGACTCCTCAAAGTTCCTGTCTACCGTCTCCTGCGAGATCCTGCCGGTCTGGAGATATTCGTTCATCATTTCCTCAATGGCCGGCTTGAGCACCTCCTGACGTGCCGCAAACGGCATCGAGAGCGTCTGCTGGATGGCCGCTGCCGTCTGCCCGCGCACCCTGCGCAGATAGTCCTGCGCCTTCTTCGGAATGCTGTCCATCGTCAGATTTTCATACACCGTCGGAGGCTCTTTTGCCGCTTCCTCCGCTGCCAGCCTCGCGTCCTCCTCCGCAAGCCTGCGCTCACGCTCTGCCGCAGCCTTTTCCATCGCAGCCTCCTCCTCAATGGAGATCTGCGCAAGCTCGCGCTCTGTCCGCATCTTCGGAACGATCTTCCGCAGCTGTTCCAGAAAATCGTTGTAGGCGTTTTGACGGAAGTATTCCGGGTTCGTGCTTTCCACCTGCTGTGCCAGCGCCTGTGCCTTGCTGATCCGCTTATAAACGCTGGCGATGCGCATGATCTGCTTCGCCGGATTTTTGATTCCGGACGGGAACAGCTCCGGCAGCATTCCCGAAAGATCGGAATACAGCTCTCCGATGCTGACGCCGCCCTTTTCCTTGATCGTCAGCTTCCGCAGCGCTGCTTCATCGAAATAGTCGTACTGTTCGATCTGTCTCGTGTCCTCTTCCGTGAAGGTGACCGGTGTTTTGCGGATGGCGTATTGCAGCGCCGCGTACTTCTCTGAGAATTCCTGATTGAGTTCCAGCGCGCGGTCGTATGCTTCTGTAAATACCGCCTCGACCGAGGACCTTTTCAGCGCGTCGTTTTCCAGAAATTCGTCCACCAGCTCCAGCACGCGCGGGCGCATTTCCTTCCGCAGTGTTTCCATCTGCGCGGTCAGCGGCGTGACAAGATCGTCCGTGATCTTCGTTGCAAAGCGCATAAACTGATCCCGGTTCGTCTGCGGCAGTTTCTCAACCTGAAGCTCCGCCGCCTCCGCGTCGGTGTCAGATTCCGCCACATCCTCCGCTGCAGAAAATTTTTCTTGACTTTTCTGCTCCGGTCTGCGTATACTGTTGGTATCGGAACTCTCTTGTATATCGCTGAAGGCTTTTGAACCAGAGGCGGTGGTAGAGGGTTCCGTTTTTTGTTGGAAAGCAGTCGGCGTCATATCAACGACGTCATAAAAAACATACTCTCCGTTTTCCGTTACGCCGACAACAGTATTTGCAATGTACTGATTGTCGCCTGCCTGAATCAAAACGTCTCCATGCAGGAAGTCAACAAACGAATCCGTTCTCGGGTGCTTCAGCCTGCCGTCACGCGCCCACGCCGTTGTTGCCGTGATGATATCGTCGGCAATTTCAGCCGAGCGCATCTTATCGGCAAATGCGTCCGTGCTTTTCCGATACAGGCGTTCCGTATCATTAGACCGTGTGTACTCTCTTCTACTTGTTCTGTTAACTCTGTAATCGACCCCCGCGACCTCAAAGCCATCCTTGAACGAAAGAAGTGCGTCTTTCGCGGCTGTTTTTGCTTCCGCTTTCTTCGCATCATCCCACGTGGACGTGTCAATGTGACTCAGGATGTCGTTGTCAACAATCGCAACCGGTGTTCCGTCAGTGGATGTTCCAACCGAATACTTCTCCGGCGGGGCTCTGGTCCCGCCGTTTTCTTCTGCCGCCTGCTGGGTCTCCTGCGCCCGCTGGTCGGCTTTTTGTATGATCCTTGTCTTTTCCTCCGGCAGCCGGTCCATGCCCGCATAGGCGTCCGCGCAGATTTCCTCGATGTACGCATCCAGCTCCGCGCCGTCGTAGCAGCCCTCGTATGCCTCGGCATACCTCTGTGCAAGCTCCCGAATGCCGTCCTCTCCCAGCTCGTCTGCCAGCGCCTGCCGCACCGCGTCCATGGCGTACGGCCAGTCCTGTATCTGGTGGTGGAACGCCTCGTGGTTCGCCAGCTGCTCCACGGACCATTTCTTCGCCGTCGCATTGATCCATACCGCGTCGCCCATGACCACGCCGTCCGCGTACCGTGTGACCTTCGCTTTTTGATTCTCGATGCTGATCGCGCCGACCGTGAAATGCACGTCCTTGAAGCCCTCGCGCCGGAGCATCGCGGCGGCAGCCTTCATGCTGTCCGTCCATGTGCTCTCCGGGGCCTCGCGGAAGCTCCGCTGCGCCGACCCCTTTTCCAGTCCAATGTCCTTTCCGCTCAGGTACGGCTGTCCCGCAGCGCGGACGCGATTTTCGAGCTCAATTCGTTCCGCGACTGCGCTTGCCTTTGCGGATCGCGTTTTTGCGCCTCCTGTGCCCTCTGCCACTGCTCCAGCCTGCTCTCCGGAATCCATACCTGCATCCCGTTTGCCGCCGTCATCAGCAGTCGTGCTTCCTGCTTCCTCGCCATTGATAAACCCCTTTCCGGCGTTCCATGCCGCCCTCGTCATGCCGTCTCCCAGCAGCCTGTCTTTTGTGCCTGCAAGGCTTTCACCCAGCGCGCCCCTGTCGAAAACGTCCCGGACGTGCTGCGCGTATTCCGCCGCGCTCACGCCCTTGTTTTTCCCCTTCTGGGCGTTGTACTCGCGGATCATCCGCTGCGTGAGGCTGTCTCCGAAATAATAGACCTCCCCCGCATACCGCATCGTCCGCTCCTCGATCCCCATCCCGTCAAACGCCTTGGCTGCGTCGAGCCTTGCGTAGCTGCCCTTTGCGACGGCGTTACCGATCAGCCATGCCTGCGCGTCCGCAAGAAAGTCCGCGTTGTTCGTTTTGTTAGAAACAAAGCCGATCCCCCGGAGGCCGATCTGGAAGCTGGCGATCATGGAAGATACCGTGGCTTTGCTTTCCTCGCTTTTCCCATCCGCCTCCGCGAGCCGGTAGCGCTCCGCGACCGCCTCGTCCAGCCTCTTTGAATAGTCCTTGACTGCATCCGGCACGGTCATTTTGTATTTTTTGATCACGGATTCCGCCAGCTTCCGGGCGTCGTATTGATTTGCAGCAAGTGCCTGCGGCTTGCTTTCCTGCGCTTCCTTCTTTTCAGGCTTCGTCTCCGCCCGCTCCTGTGCGGGCTTTGTCTGCTCCTGCGCGGTCTCCCGTACCGTCTCCTGTGCCTTCGGAGCGGCCTCCTTTGCGGTCTGCGCGGCCTCCCGCGCTTCCTGTGCGGCTGTCTGCGTCGGCGCCTGCTGCGGCCTTGCCGCTTCCTGAACGGCCTGTACAGTCTGCACACTTGCTTGCTGCGCGGCTTCTCTTGCCGCCTGCCGCGCATCCCGTTCGTCTGCATACTGGTTGTACCGCTCAAAGGCACTCATAGGCGCGCGCTGGATCGACGCCCTGCCCGCGTTCCACGCCTCCTGCGCCACATCCGCGTTCACGCCCTGTGCGGCTCTCTGTGCCGCCGAAAGGCTCATTCCGTTCCTGCCGTACTCGTAAGCCGCATTCACGGCCTCTGCGTACTGCTGCGCGTCCTGCGCTCCGTCGTAGCCGGATAGAAGCACGCTGGTCATGCGGTCGTCAAAGCCGTACCGTCTGGCCGCGTCGGTCAGCAGCCTGTCCGCGTCGTCCTGGCTCTCCTGTGTAAACGTCCGTTCCGCGCGGGCCTCCTCCGTCTGCTGTCGTGCCCGCGCGTCTGCTGCGCCCTTTACCTCCGCCTCGTTCAGCTTTTCAAAGGCATCCGCTGCACTGTCCGCCTCCGCGTCGTTGATGGCCTCTGTGTTCTCCTGCGACCGCGCCCACGACGCCTTTTCCGCATCCCGCGCCTTCGCATCCCGTTCGTCCGCATACTGGTTGTACGTCTGAAAAGCCGCCTCGGCCTGCGCGGCCTTGGCCTCGTTTTCCTCCGCGTCCACCGCTTCGCGTACCTGCTCCACGTCCACGGTCTCTCCGGTCTGATCCATCGCGTCGAGCACCGCGCCGATGTCCGCAGCGTCCGGCGTCACGCCGTAGGCTATCTTGTCCCGGATCACCTGCGCCGCCTCCTGCACGTCCGCGCTGTCCACGCTCTGTGCAATGTCTGCCAGCTCCGAGCCTGCCGTTCTCAAGACGCGCTCATATCGCGCCTGCTGTAGCTGCTTCGGCGCGTCGGCCACATTGCCGACCGCCGAAAGGAACACGCCTCCGAGGAATGCGTTCCCGATGGACGCTGCGTCTGCAAACTCCGTGTTATCTCCGTTGTAGATGGCCCACTCTGCCACCGGGTCGAGAACTTCGGTGACGACCTCCTCCAGACCTTCCGACGCAATGTCAAACGCCTTGCTGTTGAGGATCTTCATGATCGTCTTGTTGCTGGTGAGCTTTCCGACCGCCTGATTTACCAGACCCGCGTCCGTGTCATAGATCGGGTTGCCGCCAAACAGCTTTTCGGAGAACACCTCCAAGCCGCCCGCGACCACTCCGTAGGCCAGCGCCTGCGCGTCGCTCGCGCCCTTGTCCTTCGCCTCCAGTGCCGAGTTGCCGCCGGACGTCAGTCCGAGCGTCACGAGATTGTTGACGCCCGCAATGCCGCTCAGCCCCGCGCCGAACAGCATATTTCCTGCCGACGGCATCTGCTGCAGAATCCAGAGCGGAACGCCCTTGTATTTCCCCTCGATCTCATCGCCGATTCTGTTCAGTTCGTCTCTGTAGTACCGTGCCGTCTCTTCTCCGGCGGTCATGCTCTCGCCCGTATAGTAGCTGCTGAAATCGTCCGCAAGGGACAGCATTTTGTCCTTGACGCTTCCATCCGGCACAGCCTTTGCGAGGTCCCGCAGCACCCACGCCGCCGCGCCATTCGCGCCCTGCTCCAGATAGCCCAGGACCATACCCAATCCGCCCAGCGCCATATCCGCGCCGCCGGAGATGAACTGCGTTGCCAGGTCGCCCGCATACTCCCCGACGCGCCCGGAAACGGACTTGTCCAGAACGGCCTTCTTGTATCGCGTATAGGCCAGCTCCTTCTGCATCTCGTCCAGCGTCATGGGCGTCTCGCGCCCGGCGTTTACCTTGTCATAGGCATCCTTGAATTCCGGCAGCCCGCCGCCCTCGGCATTCTGTGCCCGCGCATAATCGCTTGCGGCCTCCAGCGCGTCGATCCGCTTCCCGTATTCTTCCGAAGTGCGCCTGCGGCCTCGCTCCTGATCCAGCGCTGCGGCCTCCTGTGCTGCCTGCTGCTTTCTCTGCCATTCCGCAGCCCGTCTTTCCATCTCCCCGTCGAACTGATTCAGACCGATCAGGCGGCTATAGTCCTGCCCGGCATTCGTCGCCGCCTGCTGGGCCGCCGTTCCGGTCTGCACCTTGCGCTGAAACTGTAGATACTTCTGAATATCCTGTGCCGCCTGTACGCGTGTCTGCATATCCCCGTCGAGCTGATTCAGGCCGAGCATGCGGCTGTAGTCCCGCTTCTGGCTTCCGCCCGCCTGCTGGGCAGCCGTTCCGACGGATACCCTGCGTGGGAATTCCGTCTGCTTCTGGTACTCCGCGACATACTGCTTGTACTTCTCATACGCCGCCTCATAGCTCTGCGGCGTCGCCTTCTTGGTGTTCGTCCGGTAATCCGGATTATACGGGCCGTTCTTGACGTTCTGCCCGCCGCCGCTTGCCTCATACTCCCGCAGAGCATCAAGCCCGCTGCGCCACGTTCCGCCGGAGCTGCCTACGTTTCCTGTCTGCTGGTTTCCGCTCTGCGTCTGCCGTCCGCTCCGCGCCTCATACTCCCGCAGAGCATCAAGCCCTGTGCGTTTCTTTGCCATATTGCACTCCTTATTCCTTCGGGATTCCGTAGCCCGCCTTGTTCAGGATGCTGACCAGCTCGTTATACTGCTTCTTTCCGGTCGAATTGCTCAGATTGAGTTGACCCGCCATACTCAAAAACAGGTCGTATGCCTTTTCCGGCTGTCCCGCCATGATCCACTCGGTCATGCCGCGCTTGAGCTGGTTGTACGTCTGTGCCATTGCACCGCCCGCACCGCCGCTGTTGTAGGTGTTGTCGATATACCCCTTTCCGCTTCCGGTTCCGGAGCTGCCCGCTCTTCCGCCTCCACTTCCGCCGCTTCCGCCTGCGGCCCTCTGCTGCGACTGCCAATAGGCCTGCTCCTGCGCAGCCTTCTGCTGCCAGTAGCTGAGCTGATCCGACCACTGTGTGTAATCTTTGTTCCACTCGGAGTCGTAGGAACTCCGCGCGTCGGCAAGATCATTGTAGTAGTCCGATACCGTGTCCCGGTACTTGCTGTAGTCCATGCTCTCCCGGTCGCTCACGAGGCCGTACCGGTTGTAGAGATCCTGCCCCTCGTCCTGATACCGGCCATACGCCCGGTCGTAGAGTTCCGGCACAATGTCGTTCAGGCTCTGGAGGTATGCATTGTAGGTCTGCTGCCCGACCTGCTCTGCGTAGGTCGAGCCGTAGCCACCCGTGAGGCTGGCTGCCTGCCCCATCGTGTCCTGCATGGCCGTCCTGCCAAGCCTCTGGTACTGCTCCTTGTACTGCTGATACAGCGCATCCTGATTGAGATCGTATTGAAACGGCTTGCGGTTGGTGATCTGGTCATACAGGCTGTCCAGCTCCGCATCCCACCGCGACTGATACGCGCCCGGCCTCCGGCTCTGCACCTGCTGGAGGTATGCCTTCGCCTGCGAGACCGCGCCGGAAGGGGAGTAGCCCCTTTCAAGATTCCCGAGTCTGCCCGCCGTGTAGTCGGAATGGCCCGGCAGCGTGTTCCGCGTGGAATAGCTGCCCTTGTAGTTCTGCGTGGTCTGGCCCTTGTTGACGAGCGTGGACTTGTACTGTCCGTCCGCACCCACGCTGTCGATGCGGTAGGTTCCGCCCGCAGTGACCACCTCGTCGCCGACGCCAAGCCCGGACGGCGCACGTCCGTCGTCATTTACTCTGTACAGTGCCATCTTCCGCGTCCTCCTTCTCCGGCGGCCTTGCTGCCTCTGCCGCCTCCTGCATCTCCACGAGCCTTTGCAGCTCTGCCCGGTAGCTGTCAAGCACCAGAGCCGCCACGACCGGCGGCAGCCTCGACCCGTTCAGTGCCTCTGCGATCTTCTGTCTCAGCTCTTTTACTTCTCTTACCATCATGTTGCCTCCTCGGTACCCTCCGTGACGTTTCCGGAGGTGTTGATGCTGGCCCCGTTAAAGGTGAGGCTCGTTCCCTTGATGCTCACAGCTCCGCTGGCCGCTATCTGGATATACGCGCTGTTGTCGCTCAGAGCCAGATACACCGAGCCGCTGTCTGCCATGATTCGCACGGCTCCATAGGAAAACAGCTCCACCGCCGAGGACGCCGTGCTGGCGCCCGTGATGCTCAGCCATCCCCGGTTGCCAATGTTGAGGTTGAGCGAGTCCAGCCCGCCGTAGGTGTTTGTGCTGACCGTTGCGGCCAGCGCCGTCAGCTCCTGCACGTCCGCGATCAGCGACGAAAGCTGCGTCTGAATGCTGGTGTATCCGCCGTTCTGATTGAGCAGCAGATCGCTTGCCTTGATGGAGCCAGTGATATCCGCGCCCGTCGCGGTCAGCTTTCCGCTTGCGTCCACCTTGAATGCGCTCCCGATGGAAAGCCCGTCCGTTCCGAAGTAAAGTCCGGCCCCGCCCCATGTGTTGTCGGTGCGGTAGATGCTGCTATCCGAAATGCTCCACGGGCCGAAGCTCGACCCCGCCGCCGCCGTGACCGTTCCGGTCAGCTTCGCGTCGAATGCCTCCAGCGTCCCGGAAGGGAAGTGGAGCTTTTTCTGTGCCAGATAGGCTACCTCACTGCCGCCCTGCCAGAAGCTGACCCTGCCGGACGTGACGGTCAGCAGCTCGTTCTGCGTCTTGTCGATCACTTCCTTGTCGTTGGACACGGTCGTCTCGATGTTGCCGACGCCCACGCCATAGACCGGCGTCACGCCGTTGTAGTACAGCAGCCCCGTCTTGACGTACTGCTTCGAGTTCACGGTAAAAGCGTTGTTGACGCCCGCCGAGAACTCATACAGCTGCCGGATGCCGAATTCGTTTCCGTCAATGGTCATGCTGGCCTCCTGCCAGTACTTCCCGAAGTCCGACACGGCCACATAATTTCCGCTGAGCTTCAGCTTGAATGCCTCGGAGTTCTCCGCCGCGAAATCCGCCGTCTTGATGATGAGCGTCTTGAGCGCGGCAAAGCCGCTCAGCTCCGTCAGCCGATCCTCCTTCGACAGTGCGCTTGCATCGATGGCCTGCGAGATCTGCGTGAGCACCGCTCCCGCCGACCAGTCCGCGCCGTTCAGCTCATCCGTCAGCTGTACCAGATACCGCCGCAGCCCGTCCAGCTGCTGCGCGGCGTCCCCGCCGGTCATGGGCGGGTATTGTAAAGTCAGGCTCCCCATATGCGCCTCACAGATGGATGAACGGTGCCGTCATTTTCGGCATGTTCGTCCGGTTGTAAAAATCCTGATACGCCGTGTAGTAGGCGTTGTACTTGGCCATTGCGTTGTTGTACCGCACCATTTCTCCATTCGCGTCGGAGATCTTCATTTCCAGATACCAGCGGTATATCTCGTCATACGGCCACGGAATGCGCAGCTTCGTGTCGAGATCGACCGTTTCCGGATACCCTTCGAACGTCTGTTCGCTTGGCTTCTCCTGCGGCACACAGCCGCACCATTCGCGGTCGAGCGGATCTCGCGTCCGCACCCACGGCTCGCAGACCGGATTCCCGCTCCCGTGTGTTTTTTCTATTTCCAGATAGACCACGCCGTCCAGCTCACTGAGCCAGCGCACCTTATCGATGTTCTCATATTGATTTGGCGTGAGCCGGTCAACGGCTTCGATCGCCTCTCGGATGGTCATGCTCACTGCCTCCTTTTCACATTCCAAATTCGATAAAAGGGCCGCTTGCGCGGCCCTCTTTATCACTGCTGCTGCTGCATTTCGTGGACGCGCTCAAAAAGCTCCGTCTCCTGCATCTGCGCATGCTCCAGCACCTCGGCCACCGCCAGCGGCACCTCCACGGGCTTGCCGCGCGGCACCTGATATGCCTTGCCGTTGATGCATACGAACTCGAACTGCTGTTCTGTCTCCGATGCGCGCGGCAGGAAGATGCTCTTCGTTGCCTGCGCTTCGGCCTTGGTCTTTACCTCTGCCATGGTTTCCCTCCTTAGTTGGCCTCGTCCGTGCCGGAGTACTCCGACAGGCTCTCTACGCGGACCATGCGATCCTGATAGAGGATCTTCGTCGCGGTGGAGAACTTATAGCCGAGCGTGCTGAACTGGTTCAGCGGGCCGCCCGCCTGCTCCTTGCTCTTTACGATCATTTCCAGGCCGCCGCCCTCCGGATCGATCATACCGAAGGCGTCCTTTCCGAGGAAGAGCGTGGAATACACGCTGTAGTAGGTCGCCGCAGGCGTACCGCCCGAACCGGCTGCCGTCTTGACGGGGCAGGTGTTGTTGTTCCAGATCTTCGCCTCGGTCGTCTCGATGAAGCGAACGCCGTGCAGCTCTCCGATCTCGCCGGTGAACAGCGGCGTGACCGCCGCATACTTGTGCGCCTCGATCCACTCCTTGTTCTCGCGCAGGTCGTAGGAGACCGACGGGTGGATGATCGCGACGTACTTTCCGTTGATCGTCGGGGCCTTGAGCTTTTTCAGCGTTGTCACGGCCTTGTTTACCTCGGTCGGGGTAAGCTTGGACGTGGTGTCCATGCCTGCTCTGGTCTCGGCGGCAGTGTGCGCGCCTGCTGCGCTCACCTTGTCGCAGTACTGTACTGTCGTGCCAGCCGCGAGGGTGTCTCGCACAAGCTTGTCCTGCGTGGTGCCTGCCGAAGCGCCCAGTTCCTCGGTCGCACTGAGGATCACGTTGTCGATGGCGTGCAGCTCCAGCTGATCGGATACCGTCAGATAGGTGCCGTACTGTAGGATGCTTGCCGTCATGCTCGACTGTCCGAACTTCTGGCCGGTGGGAATGACGCCCTCGGTCAGTGCCGAAGCGTCCGCGAGGGTGTTGAACTTTCTCCATTCGACCTTCTTGCCCCGGCCCTTCGGCAGCGGCTGCTTTCTCGCGAACTGCGCGTGAATGAGGTTCGGACGCGCGTTTTCCAGCAGCTCCGTGTCATAGTAAGTCTTCATCAGCGACGACAGGTCGTTTGGCGCTGCGAACGCCGTGGTCGAGCCGTCGTAAGCGTTTACATAGTTCTGCGTGGTGTTGACCAGCGTACCGGCGTCCGGTGCGTGGCAGACCTGCATGATCTCAAAAAGTTTCTTCAAAATTTAGCTCCCTTCCCGGGGCTGACACTCAAAAGGTGATCTTCTCGCCCCGATTGACTCGTGCGCGAATTTCGTCGCGCTGTTGTTTCGTGAGCTTTCGAGGGTCAAACTGTACGGGCATGCCGCTCCCGGCGTTGGCCGCGCCCTCCGGAGGGCGCATCCCGTTTGCCTGGATACCGGCGACGATCTGCTGCTGTGTTGCCTGCGCGACGGCGCGCGTCCGCGCTGCCGCCAGCTCTGCCTTGTGTACGACCTCATAGGCCGTCAGCGCCGGGACGCCGTTGGAGACCAGCCGCCCGAAGTCCGGGTTTGCCAGCTCCTGCGACAGATCCGCCTGCGGGTACATCGCCTGCACCTCCGCAAACTGCCCGACGATGCGGTCAAATTCCGCCCGCCGCTGCATCTCTCCCTGTGCCGCTGCATTCTCGCGCTGGAGCGCGGCGTTCTGCCGTTCCAGCTGCTTCGTGTGCATCAGCGTTTCCAGTGGGATGCCCTTCTCCATGGCCTCGGCCTCATAAAGCCGCTTGTCGTCGGTCAGCCTTCTGGTCAGCGCGTCATAGTCGATCTTGTCCGGATCGGAGACGTCGATGCCGTACTGCTGGCCAAGCACATCGAGGATCGGGGAGAACTTGCTGATCGTCGCTTTCGTGCCCTTGAGCCGTTCCATGACGGCTTTCTTCACGCGCTGATCGTACTCCGTTTTGTACTTGCCCTTGATGAGACTCTCGAAAGTTTCTTCCTGCTGCACCTGAGCGCCGGGTGCGTTCTGACCGGTCGGCGGGAAGCCCGGGCTGCCCTGCGGACCTGTCGGGTCGCCGGCCGGACCGTTCTGTGTCGCGACCGGGCTGCTCATGTTCGGCTGGGCGCTGGCCGTCATACCGCCCATGCCGCCTGCGTCGGCGGCGAAAAATGGGATAAACGATTTGTAAAACATATGGTTCCTTTCAGCCCGTCGGTGGGCGAGCCCTTGAATTTATCTCGTCGCGCTGTGCGCGGTCGATACGTTTTCTGCCGGTCAGTCCGGCTGCGTGCTCTTCTGCGACTGCTCACGCGCATCCTTCACGGTCTTTGCCTCCGTGCCTGCTCCTTCTCCTGGCATTTCTGCCTTTGCGCTTCCGGCGGCCGGAGCCTGTGCCTGTGCATCCGCGCCAAGGATCTGCTGTGCCAGTCCGTCCGCCATGGCCGGGTCGAAGCGCTCCGCCAGTGCCAGCGCCATCTGCTGCCAGCTGGCCAGCTCCTGCTGGAGCGTCCCATTCTGCGCGATCTTCTGGCTGATCTCGTCCTTGCCGTCGAAATCCATCATGTCGAGCGTCGCCAGCGCCTGATCTGCCCTTGTCGGATCGAAGAACCCGAGCTGATAAAATTGCAGCGCCAGCTCGTTCTGGCTGAGCCTCGTATATTCGGAGGACTTCTGCGCGGATACCTCGATATCGAATACCGGCTTTCGCCAGGACACATCTCCGCCAAGGCCCAGCAGCTCCTGCTGCTTGAGGTTCTGGTTGGAGTAGGTGACGTATTCCTCCGTCCCGAGCTGGCCCCGGATGCGGAACTTTCTCGGCAGATCGTAAAACTGCCGGATGCGCTCGATCACCATGCGGATGAGCCGTGCGTATGCCCGGTATGCCGAGCGCGTCGCGTCCTTGGAGCTTCGCCCGGACGCCTCCTGCAATGCGGCAATGGCACTGGCCGCCGTCACGCCGGAGGACACCGAACCGTTGTTTACGTCCGTGTTGCCGGTCGTCCACTTCAGCTCCTCGATCTTGTTCTGAATGACGTTTATGTAGTTGGCCGACAGGGGGCTGACCGTGATCGGCATCACCGAGTCCTGCCCCAGATTGCCGTCCGTGTGTACGAACGGCTTGCGCCAGTCGGCATATTCCTTTTCGTTGATGCTTCCGTCGCTGCGGATGAACCAGCGCGGCGTGGACGCCATCACGGAGTTTTTCAGGATTGCCTGATTGAGCAGGTCGATCTGCTCCTGTGCGCTCTTGCCGATGTCGATATAGCCGTATCCGGCAATGGAGCCCTTCACCGGGAACAGCGCATCGATCACGAACGGATAATCTCCGTCCTCATAAAGCCCGCTCTGCATGTTGGGATCGTTCTCGGTCGCGGAAAGGACCGTCTCGCCCACGAATTTGCAGAAGTGGAGCACGCTTTTTCCGTTTTCAATCTTCTTGTAGTACCAGTCCACCACGAGCGACTTGTTCGTCGTATCCACCTGATCGTCCGTCTTGTACTTGCTGACAAATGTGTTGTCGCTGCGAAGCGTGTCGCCGACCTGCGGATACCGTTGCCTGATCACGTCGTTGTCCACCAGCTCCGCGTAGAACAGGTTCTTGCTTTTCTGGATGTCGGTCACACCCGGCTCCCAGAAGAGGTTGAGCAGATCGATCTCCCGGATGGATACATCCCCGAGGCCGTTGAGCTTGGAGCTGTCCCAGAACACGCCCCATGCCAGCGTTCCCTGCTTCATCTTTGTCCAGCACGAATCGGAGTAGGTCTCCTCGAAATCGTTCTGTTCGAGGATCACCGGCACGATGCTGGTCAGCATCGCCGCCTCGGAGCGGTCGTCCGGCTCTCTTGGTCGGATAGCAGGCTCCGGAAACGCCGCCACGGCGTCCGCGTGCTTGCCCATAATGACGTTGAAGAGCCAAGCAGATCGCCACTGTGGGTCGTATGGATTCCCGCTCGGACTCATTTCCTGCCAGTGCTGAAGCTTCCACCACTGTTCGCAGGCAATGAGCCTCTTTTCGAGCGCTGACTTTCCGTCCTTGTACTTGTTCAGCGTGTCCATTGCCGTCCGGATCTGCGCCACGCCGATGGGCTGCATCGCCTCACCCGCTCCAATGTCGCCCAGCACGTCCTGTATCGTCGTCATATTCGTGTTTCCGTCCATGTTTCCTCCTTCTCGCGTCAGGCGTCGCTTCCGGCTTCCAGTACGCGCCCGATGCTGTAGAGCTTAAACGGCCCTTTTCCTGTGATCCGGAACCGCAGATGGTCACACCGCTGCGGGCGGATCGGCAGCAGGAACGTCCGCAGTCCGTGTCCGTCCATGTGTCCGGCGTGCCGGAACTCCCCGCAGGAGTCGTACTCGATCCAGAAGTCGCACGCGCTTCCGACGGGCAGCTGCATCCGCAGATTCAGCCGTGAGATGTATTTCTTTCCGACGAGGCCGCATGTCATGATCCCGGTCGTGGCTGACCATGGGATCTCCTGCTCGACGTTTCCGCCGCCGGAGCCGTAGGCCGTGACGAGCATCCCGTCCGCGCGGAGCATATAAAGCTCATCGTCGAGCGTTGCAAACTGCGTCGCGTGCATGCCGTCCTCCCTGTGCCACAGCCCCTTGAGCGTGTCATATACGAAAAGCTGCCATGCATCGCTGCTGTCCTGCATCGAGATAAAATACTTTCCGCGCACGCCTCCGGCAGCCGCCTTGCGGTAAAGCTCCGTCCCGAAGGCGTCCGAGATCAGATAGGGGAGAGAGCCGTCATAGACGCATACGCCGTCCCGTGCCTTGTAATAGAGCTTATCGGCAATGACGGTCAGGCTCTGCTCACTTCCGCGCTGCACGCCTCTGGCCTTGATCTCCTTGACCTGATGCGCGCCCTGCGCGCTCGGATAAATGCGGTGAAAGCAGTCCTCTTTGAAGAAAATCGGGCTGTCTGCCAGCGTCGCGGCTCCTGTGAAGCGTCCGTCCGTACCGCAGCTTGCGCGCCATGAATCCGTCGAAATGCCCTGATAGCACTCCCAGTTCTTGAAATCACCCAGCTTGCAGCAGTACAGCTCGTTGACGGTTTTCCCTTCGGACACGCCGTACCGGCAGCCCCAGAGCCGGTTTCCGCTCTCGGTGATGTAGTCCATCTTCGGCACACGCCGGGCGGCCTTGACCTCACCTGCGCTTTGGCTCGCGTCCGCGTCCACGATCCCGACGATCACAAGGTAGTTGTCGCTGACGTCCTGCAAAACGTGGGAGCCGTTGAGCTTTTCGACCTGATCCGTGCTGTCGAGCCCGCTGATCTGCACGCCGTCGTACTTTTTGAAACCCGCTCCGATGCCGTTTGCCTCCAGCTTGACGTATACCGTCGGGATGCTCACCCACTGGCTCTGCACGGAACTCCACTGCTTGAGTTCATGCTTGCCCGTGTCCAGCCAGTAGGCGTCATTCGCGGCGTCCTCCGGCATGGCCTGCTGCCTGTATGTGATCGTGATAACGGCCCCGTCCACAGTGCAGACCTTGATGGAAAGCGCCGTCTGCGTGCAGTCCACGAGGTTTTCATGGCCCATGTAGCCGTTGTCCGTGTAGTCCTCGGTGTTGAAATACCATCCGTCCGGGAAAACGCAGATGTACGCGCCCATGGACACCATCTGTTTTTGTCCCTCGGAGAGCAGCACCCCGCCCATGTACGGAGCCATGGACAGCGCGTTGTACCACAGCACGCCGTCCTCGATCCATGCCAGCGCGTCCTTTGCCAGCAGCCCCTGGATGCCGGAGAAATCTCCGACCATTGCGCGGGCCGCGCGCTGAGACAGCAGGGGATAGTAGTCCGATGTGAGATTCTGCATCTCGTAGAATTCGCCATCGGCAATGCGCAGGTTGTGGTTGTAGCCCGCGAAGGCCTCCGTCACCAGCTGTTCCTGCGCAGGCGCGTTCAGTTCGGGGTAACGCATTATCTTTCCTCCATCATGTTCAGCGGATCGATCCACTGCGGCTTTTCCGGCACGGCCAGCATCGGCTTCACCGGCCTCGACATGCAGAAATACCGCCATTCGTCCGCGACGTGATCCTCAAGGCTCGTGTCCAGATCCTCCGGCTTGTGCTCATCGTACATGAGCAGCGGGATCGTCCGGAGGAACGCCTTGCAGGTGTTGAAAACGTACATGCGCGGGTATCCGTTCTCATCGAATTGCAGCCGGTAGTGGCATTGCATCCAGCCCGGAATGCGGTTGTTGTCGCCCGGCGTGAAGTAAACGCGGTATCTTGCCGCTGTCTGCGCCACGCTTTCTCCGCGCGAAGCGTCCCAGATCGAAGGGTCAGCCACGCCGGTAATCTGCTTCCCGGCCAGCCATGGATGCTCTCGCTCCATCTTCGCGATCTCTTGAAACTGCACATCCGGCGACCACTTGACGCCGGTGTTCGGCTCGCGCGTGCATCCGTAAAGCTCCAGAATGCGGTAGATCACGCCGTCGTAATCAACGGCCCACCACGCGCAGGAGAACGGCTTCCCGTATCCGAAGTCGTAGCTCCGGCAGATCGTCCACCCCGGATCGGGCGTGAACGGCTCGATCACATGGGTGTTCTGCCGTGTCCGGTAGCCCTCCGGGTTGTTGATAAAGTCCTCAAAGAACTGGCCCTCGTAAATATCCCACCGGCCCTCCAGCCATGCCTGCCGGAGCTTTTCCGGCAGCTTTTGCAGCGTCTGGACGTACTCCGGCTGCGTCTCCATAAGCGCTTTATTGTCGGTCACGAGCGCCTGGATGAACGTGTAGTTCTCCGGCTTTTCGCCTTCCTCAAAAATGCGATCAATGAACAGCCGCTTGAAATATCCGTGGCTCTGACCGCCCGGATTGAGTGTGTAGTAGGTGCGCTTCGGGAACCCGTTTGTACCGCGCACCGTTGTGTCGATGGCGTCCAGCCACTCCTTTTTGAGCTGCGCGGCCTCGTCGATAAATACCACGTCGTATTCCGCGCCCTGATACTGGAGCATATCGTTATCATTCGCGCAGTAGCCGAACTTGATCGTCGATCTGTTGAAGAAGTGCAGCGTGCGCTCCGACTTGTTGTACCGTGCAATCCCGGCCAGTTCCTGCACCAGTACGTTGATGTGGTTGTTGAGCAGCTCCGGATATGTACGGCGCACGATGAGGATCTTGATTTCCGGCCACTTGGAGGCCAGCAGCTTTGCCTTCGCGCGCACGGCCCAGCTCTTTCCGCCGCCGCGCGCACCTCCGTAAGCCACGTGTCTGTGGCGGTCCAGCAGGAATTTTCGCTGCTTTTCGTTGGGTTCGCCAATCACGATCTCTCTCATCCGGCGTAGTCCTCCGCGTCCTCGCTCATGGCCACGCGCACGCCCTCATGCTTTGCGCTGTCGGCCTCATTCCAGCCGAAACGCCGTTCCAGATGGAACTTTGCGCCGTTCGCGGCGGAGCTGTCGAGCCGCTGGATGTTGTAGATCTCGATTCGCGCCCCTGCGCGCGCGCAGGTCTTTGCGAACTCCTCCGATGTGCGCATCGCATCCCATTGCTTTTCGTCCAGTCCCAGCGCGCCCAGCAGCTCCGGCATGCACGGTGGCCGTGTCCATACCTCGCGCATGAGCGGCTTTTTCCCGCGCATCACCGGCACGACCGCCGTCTGCGTGTGCCCGTATTTGTCGAGCGCGGGGCATTGCATCACGATCCGTTCTCCGTTTCTGATAAATTCCCGATCCTCCAGCACCGGCTCCGTCCTCGTCACCGGCTCCCGGTAGCAGATCGATGCGAAATACCGGTCGATTGCGGAGCGAAGCTCCCGCGCGCTCTTGTATACCTTTTCGTTCAGGCTCTTCGCCCCCTTTCATTTTTCGGAAACTCTGCCAGGCGCGGAGGTCCCCAACTCCGCGCCCAGTAGGAAGGAAAGAACATGGCTCGTACTGTCTCGGGCCTTCGCCCGGCACAGCCTCCGAAATATGCAAAAAAGCCGGACCCCCGCTTTCGCGGAGATCCGGCTTTCGCTCGTCCATATTGCCCCTCGGATGCACAAGCAGCCGACGACCTCCGCAGCAGCGGACAGATCATCGGCTCAGGCTCATAGGCTCAGGCTCAGTATTCACGATCGTGGTGTTCCTGCAATTTTTGCAGTACAGCGGGAAGTCCCGGAGCCGTGTGGACTCCAGCAGTCGGACCGACGTCCGTCTGCCGCATATCGGGCAGACGACGCGGTCTCCTTCCCTCACTAGCACCTTACCACACTTTTGTTCGCATTGCAAGTACTTTTTTCGCCTCCCCTCGGCATCGTCGCAAAACCCTACACATTTACAAGGCAAGATTTAAGCGGCCCCCGTCCGCTTCAATTTTTTATCCTTTTGGGATCGAATACATATTTATAGTATTGGTATCCGTACTGTGTGGCTCTGGCCTCGACGAGCACATAGCCGCGCGGGGCGACCGGCGGATGCTCCGGGCTGTACTCCCGCACGGCCTCGGTCGCAGGCTCCGGCTCCGGCTTGGTGCAGGTGCGGCTTGCCTTGTATCTGTGGCCCCCGAACTCCTTCTGCCAGTGACCGTGCAGGTAGTTCGCCAGCGCCGTGTAGTCCTGCCCATGATCTACCTTTTCACCGTTCTGGTTTACATAATAGTTGTGCTTGCGAAGGTGCTTGCTCTCGACCACGCTTCCGAGGCCCCACAGTTTCGCAATGGCGTCCTCCGGAATGCCGTCGGAGATCATGTGGATGTGGAAGCGGTTCGTAGATTTTCCGCGCCCGTATACCATCACGATCTTTGCCTCTGGGTATCGGTATGTAAGCCTGCGCCAGTAGTTGTCGCGGATGCGCTTGATCTCTTCCACGGTATGCGCCTCAAACTCCGCGCTGAGCGTCAGCGTGGAGTAGAGGCTCGTCGGGCCGAAGTTGGCGTTGATAAGCGCCGCGAATTTGCCCGCTGAAATTTTGGAGTTGAATTCGTCGCGCTCAGCCTGCGTGGCGAAGCGCGGCTTTCTCGGCTTGCTGCTCTTGATATCCGCCTGTTCGCCCACGTTGTAAACGATCTGCGTACATACCGCCCCGGCGAATATCCGGCGTTTGCATCTCTTTGCCATAATTTCTCCCGCCCTGTCTTATTTTCCGAGGCTTGCGACAATTTTCCGTTCGCGCTCTGATAATTCCCATATATGTGCTGCGGCTTTCTCTGCTGCGGCTTTCTCTGCTGCGGCTTTCTCTGCTGCGGCTTTCTCGGATAGCAGTAGGCCTCCGCCGAAAATCGTTTTCCCCATCGGCCGCTGGCTGTCCAGCTTCGCAATCTGTGTGCAGTCCTCGCGTTTAACCGCAAACTCTACACCGTAGTGCGCATATTTCTGCAGCATGGCTGCCGTCAGCACATGGTCCGGATATGTATATTTCGGCAACTCCTGTTTCGTCTGCGACTTTATCTGCCGCATCGCTCGCTCGATTGCCCTTCCGAGTAATGGGGCGGTCTGCGCGATGTTTCCTCCGAAACTTGTTACAAACGCCGTGTGAACGACTGCGCCGTTTTCATACGTGATATCTGCATCGCAAATGATGTGGTTCATCCTCAGAACAACTGATTTGCCGGAGAACGCCGTGAGCATTGGCGCAAAAAGAAAGAACGCAATCCCTCTTTCTATGTAGAATTCGCAGATTTTTGAAAGAATTGAAAAAGGCGGGTTGTCCAGCACGACGCAGCCGTCCGGATAGTCAAAACGCTCATAGTCCCCACCCGGATAGAATGGCCTCACAATGCTTGCCGGATCTATCCCGTACTCGCCGCATGCCCAATCCCGGATTGCATCATAGACGAGCGGTGGCGTGTAGCAGTCGTCCGTTGTCTTTTTCGGTTTGAATTTCTCTGTAAATGCGTCGTACTCCGGGTTGTCATCAAATAGGCTTCCCTGTTCAAATTGCATGCTGTATCCCACCTTTGTTTTTTCTGCCCGTTCAAAGCGTGGCCGGAGCCTCCGGCCATGCGTTCAGCGTGCAGCGCTACTCTTTCATTTTTTCAAGTGCTTTCTCAGCCTCTTCGCGCGTGAGAAATATCCTTTTGCCCATCTCATAAAGGCACAGCAGAGTAAATTTGAACTCCGCAACGCCCATCCTGTACCGTCCATTCTCTTTCTGTACATATTGGATGCGGTACACCGTATCGCCTATCTTGCATGGAAGGACGAGAACGCGCCCCTCTCTATCCGCCTGCAGCAGCTCTAGCGCGCGTTCTCCCAATTGCTTTTCTTCTCTTACCATCACGTCACCTCCACGGCCTCGTCCATCCGCACATTGATCTTCTTCCCGCCGGACTCGATCACATATCCTCCGTGTCCGCCGTACCTTGCCTCGAATTTCAGCGCATCATACACCGCGCCCACCTTTGGCTGAAGCTTCTGGAATACCGGTATCCTTGTCATGATCCGGATGCGCGTCTGTGTCGGGAAATTTTTCTTTTCGAACGGAACGCCCTCGCGATCCTGCGCCACCTGTTTTGCCGCACACGTCTGACTGCAATAAAACTTTTTTGCATGATTCATCCTGTGCAGCTCGCGCTGGAATACCTTCCCGCAGTGTGCGCACTGCATCGTTATCATCGTCTGCATACTATCCGCTCCTCATTTTTTACCCGGGCGCGGCCTTTGCAGCTGCCGCGCCCGGAGCCTTAAGCCTGGTCTCCCTCCTGCGCACCTCATGGCACAGTGCGCAGGCATAAGTCCATCAAAAAATCAGTTCTCCCGGCTGTCTGCCGCCTCGATCTCCTTGCGCTCCTGCATAAACCCGTGCAGGAACAGCTCCAATAGATTTGCCGCGCCGTTTACCATCTTGGTAAGATCTTTTTTGCTGATCTGGAGTTTGCCGGTCGTTACGACCTGCAAGTCCGGCCTGCCGATGATCTGTACCGTCGGATTCGGCTCGATCGTCCGTTTTCCGTCCTCTTCGATCTTATAGAGGGGCGGTGTTGCCTGCTCCATCACGATTCTCGGTGGATACTCCGTTCCAACGAAATCCACATCCCAATGCTTGCCGTTGTACTCATTTACAAACGAATCCAGCTCTACGGCAAAATATTGCATGATTTCAGCCATCTGTTTGCTCCTTCCCGACGTGCTTTCTCCGCACGCCGTTTTCATCCTCCGTGAGCGGCAGTGCCTTTCTGCGTGCCCGCTCCTCCGGCTGCCATCCGCAGTGCGTACAGGCCTCGTCGCCCGCGTACTCCATCATGCAGCACCGCGCCGACTTCGGCAGCGTGCAGCGCTTTTCATCCTCTGTCATCCCTACACCTCCTGTATGTCGATCCCGTATTTGGATCGCATCATTTTTTTGTTGCGCAGGTACTCCTTGGTGCGCGTGGGCTTGGACTTTACATCCTCCACCACCAGCTTCCCGCCGAAGCGGTAAGAAAAGTCCGCCGTGTATCGGATCGCGCGGATGCGCTGTCCGTTCTCTGTGAGATAGCTCTCCTGCAGCGTAAACTGCGGCTGCAATCGCAGATCTGTAATGATCTCCGCGCGGAGCATCACCATCAGCTCGTCGTACCGCCGCGCCTCCTTCTGGCTGTCGAAGCGCACCGCGCCGCGCTCTGCCTTCTGGCTTCCGTATTTCGTTTTCCCTTGGCTCCCCTTCGCAAGGGGAGCTGGCGCCGCAGCGCCTGAGAGGTCGCGCGCCTGCTTCGCGTAAAGCTCCCGCATTCTCGGCGGCATGTCCGCCATCGACTCAAATCTCAGCCCGCTCATTGCTCTGCCTTTCTTGCTTCCATAGTCCACTCGCAGAAGCCGTAGGCAGTGGCGGCCATGGATATGTGTACGGCTTGCACTCCGGGATATCGATCCATTCCCATTGGTTGTCGCGGTAAATCAGAAATATTTCCGCCTCCGGCTGGACGGCATACACCGTGAACACGCCGCCCGATAAAAGCTCAACCTGAAACATCGTTTTCACCTCCATCCTTTCTCACGCCTCGGCTGCAAAAAGCGTCCGGCAGCGTCGCAGATAAGCCAATCAAATGATCTTTTAATCCGCTCGCGTTTTTCGCGCACATATCGCGGCCCAGTACAACGTAATGCTTGGCACAATCCCTGCACCGCACCACCTCCGCAACGTCGGCGGCGGGCTGGAGCAGCAGAAGCGTTTTTACCCGCGTAGGCGTCCAGTTCGGATTGTGAGCGTTGCTGGCTTCAAAATCTTTCAGCGCCGCCTCGCGGCTGATGTATTCGTCAGGCATGGTTGGCCCCCTTATCGCACGAGGAAAGCACGCTGTCGTCCAAAAACGCACGCGCCGTGTATTTCCCGCCGCATTCGCACGGCTCTTTTGTCCGGTAAACTGTCCAGTTCGGAGTCGATAGCTTTTCGTCCACCGGCGCGACCTTCCCACACCGCTCACAGACCGGCGTCATGTCCATCATATCCATCATGTTTTTACGTTTTGCCATTCTTCTTGTCCTCCCTTTCTTCCAGCGCCTTTTCGGCCTCCTCGCGGGTGAGAAATACGGTCTTGCCAAATCCGTTTAGCGCTACGCCATACTCTCACCCTCTGGCGCCTATTGGCTCAAGGCCAATAAAGCCGATTTCATTGCCCATACCAATCCGCTTGACCTCGCACTCGCTTATATGCTTATCCGTGTCCATCAAGGCGAACACCCGCTGGCCCACCTTGCACGGC